TGACCAACAAGGGAATCCCGGACTATTTGGTACATATGACCGGGCGTACCTTCTATGTGGAGACGAAAACCACGGGGGAGGAGTGCTCCGCCGCACAGGTGGCTATGCACGCAGAGCTCAAAAAGCACGGAATCGAAACGTACGTCCTCGATTCACGTTTGCTTTGCTTTCACGACCTGTACGCACAGTCGTACAAAACGTACGAAACGAACGAGAACTCAAAGTTTTACCATAAAAGCAAAAAATTATGAACGTAGAAGTAATGAACAGACTGCTTTCCACGATCGAGATAGCAGCTATCAACGCGAAAGGTCGGCATTGGCTCGTCGCCGGGCCGGGATTCGATTCGGCGCATACCTTGTTGGATAAGGTGTGGTCCACGTTGCTTAACGGCGCTGACAAAGTAGCAGAGACCGTACGAACGTTGAGCTGGGTGCCCGAGTGGGATTCGGAAGTTTGGGCGAAAAAATCGTATGTGGGGCTGGATAAGTCAATATCCTCGCTCGAATCACGTAATAACGTAGAGGAGTTCTTACAGGCTACTCGTGATGAACTGAACAGTATTATCGCGTTGATTCATGACGAGATAGATACGGGGGGTATCGATCCGACGTTTGAAAGCGACCTCACCGCTTTTACGTCCGAACTGCGTCATCATATACTGTTCCTCGACGGAACGATTAAAAACTGGGAGTATGCAGAGTAACGAGAAACGTGTAGACAAGCTGGACGCGTATCAAACCCGAGCCATGAGCACGAGGTTGGACTCGTGTGACAACGTTACGTATATGGCCTTCGGCCTTGTGGCCGAGGTAGGAGAGCTCGCCGACAAGATCGCAAAGTGGAAGCGTAAGAAGGAGGCGTACGTAACGGACGACCACCTCGTATTCAACACGCGGCAAACGGACGAGGTTGACAAGAAGCACGTCGAGCTTATGAAAGAGCTCGGTGACGTTCTGTGGTTCGTGGCTGGTATTGCGGATCATTTTGACTACTCGTTGAGCGAGGTCGCAGAAATGAACTTGGAGAAACTCGCTGAACGTAAAACACAAGGTACAATCGTAACGCACGAGGACCATTGATTTGCTTTGTAGACGACTGCCCGTTCTGCGTGTGTAACGTCTGCGTAAAAGGAGGATGTTATGTTTCAATTACGAGACTATCAAAAACGCATGGTCGCCGAGGAGGTTCAACGAAAGAACCTCCTCGTGGTGGCCCCAATGGGAGCCGGTAAAACTATCTCGACGCTGACTGCGCTCGCCGCTCTTATAATCGACCCACGAGAGTGCGTAGAGAACGTACTGATAATCGCACCAAAACGTGTGGCACAGAGCGTGTGGGCGCAGGAGGCGTTAGATAACGGTACCGGGCTGAACGTTAGGTACTGCGAGAGGGCTTTGGACGTAAAGTTGTTCCTTCTCGAACCTGCTACACACCACATAGCTGTATGTAGTGTGACGAGGATCGAGGAGATACCACACGGATGCTGGGATTGCGTAGTTATCGACGAAAGCACGATGATGAAGCACCACAAGTCGAAGCGTTCGAAGGAGGCCCGACGTATATGCAACAAGGTGCCCCGACGTATCGAACTGACGGGCACACCTATTCACAACGGGTACGAGGGTTTGTGGCACCAGCTGTTCCTGCTGGACGGTGGTAAGGCTGTCGGCCGCACGCTCGGAGAGTTCCGGTCACGGTATATGCGTGAGAAGTACAGGGTCAACGGCGTCGTTACGATCTTCGAGATCGACCCGGCGAGAATCCCACAACTCATGCGCGACATTAAGCCACTCGTGTACGTAGTCGATGCGGACGTAAAGCTGCCCGACTGCTTGTATAAAGACGTGACGATTGACTTGCCGAAGAGCGTCAAGAAAAAATATGACGGCTTCGAAGAGTCGTACGTCATGACGTATCGAGAGGAGACAGGGAAGGATGCGTACAGCGGTGAAGCCAAAACGCTGCTCGCCTTTTCACGTACCTCTCTCGGTATGAAGTTGCGCCAGTTCGCCTCGGGGTTTGTCTACACAGACGACGAGCACAAAACGTACGTGACGACGCACCGAGAGAAAATCGAGGCGCTGAAGGAGCTCGTGGAGGGCTTCGACGGGGGTATCCTCGTGGCCTATCAATTTAAGAGCGAGTACGAGGAGTTGAAAAAAGCCTTTCCGAAGGCCCGGCGGATCGAAACCGACGAGGACGTCGTATCGTGGAACGAGGGTCGTATGCCGATGGCTCTTGTTCACCCTGCGAGTGTAGGTCACGGCCTTAACCTCCAATTCGGTGGCCACGTACTCGTGTGGTTTAGCTTAACGTACGATGCGGAGTTGTACGCCCAGCTAAACAAACGTCTCCACCGTAGCGGGCAGACCTCTACGGTTAGTATTATACATTTGATCGCAAGAGGTACGATAGACGAGCGCGTTTTGTCGATACTTCGGAAAAAAGAGAATTACGCAAAAGATTTTGTAAAATGAAGACATTCCACGTAACGGATAGCGCATATCGGTCGTTAGCCCGCCTTTTTATAGAGGGTGTGGCTTGGTACGACGGGTCGATAGCTGCCGTCGTAGAGTTGGAAGAGGGAGACGTAAATATTTTTATGTCTATGTCAGCGTTCATATCTTTTGAAAGCCACGTTTGCCCCGACACTACTAACTATCTGATAAAACGTGTGGTGGTAAGACGATTCGAATTTGCGGCATACAGCAAAGATGACTACCCGTACGAGCTCGAAACGGATTTCGAGATAGAAAAGCTCGTTGAAGCGTTTGATGGCATGTGGGTATAAAAGAAAAGACGTACGAGCTGATTCGTACGTCTTTTCTTTTATACGATTCCTTAACCGAGAACCGGGAACGTTTGGAAGAAGTCAAGTTTTTTCACCTCTATCACCGTATTGGGCATCCCGGTGGTAAACCTCGTAGTTATGGCGTACTGGGTGCCCGCAGGAACAGAGAACGATCCGAAGTTAGCTGCGGCAGTAGCGCCGTAAAGGTGTACTGTTATAGCTTGGCTCGTTGTATTCCTTGCGATGACGTGTACCACCCCCGGTATTGCCGGCCCGAACGTTATATTCGTCCGCCCGACCGTCAACGTCACGATGAACAGACCCGTAACGTTGATGTTACAACTACCGGTGAATAGGGTAACTCCCGAACGTACAAACGGAGCGGCATCGCACTTAACAGGTGTAACGCTACCATCTGCTATTTGCACATTACCTACCGCGCCATTTGCAATCTTATCCGTAGTAACGGCGGCATCGGCAATCTTATCCGTGGTTACGGCTGCACTTTCAATCTTATCCGTAGTAACGGCTCCACCGACAATCTTATCCGTAGTAACGGACCCATTTACGAGTTTTTCCCTGGTAATGGTGTTGTTCACAATAGCGCCACCGTTCACGTAAGGGATGTACCTAAATAGAGAGAGTGCGGTCTCCGTTACGTTCGTAAGGATGCGTATAGCTCCGCTATTAACTCTGCTGTTTCGGATAACGTTGTTGATGTAAAACGGCTGAACGAGCCCCGTGCTCAAAGTTCTGTCATCGTCGTCAATTGTCGCAACGTACATATCGTTACCCTCGGAGAACCCACCATTATCGCTGGTCGCCCCCTCGTAGTAGTACAGTTTACCCTTGTAAGCAATCACCCCGGGGGTAAGTATACCCCCGAATATGTGCAGACCGCTTACGATCTTGATAGGTGTGGCGCTATTAATCGTCTCCGATGCGAGAGCCTCGGTGAGACCATCCCATACGTTTTGCAAATCCGAAAGTCTGAACGGCCTTTTGAGGCCCGGATTTGCTGGATTGATTGTCTTAATTCCGGACATTACTGAATGTAGTTTACGTGTAGTGCAATATAAAAAGGTATGAGCAGCGATACGTACCCCTCCACTTCCGTCTGCGAAGCCCCGTTGAGAGTTATGTTTATGCTCCCAGCGTTAGTGACGAGGTTGTACGGTATGACAGGTGTGTCGGACGTGCCGTCGTACGAGAACTCGGGTACTTCGTCTGTACCATCGTACTGAACGTTATAATCCGAGTATTCGGGTACGATCTCAACGGTCACACCTGTTATTTTTTCGAGAAGTCGGACGATCTGATCTTGGCTATTCGTGCATTCGGCGATAGCCAAAGCAACCAATCTCGCCTTGCGGAACGTTCGAGATATGAACGGTAGGCAAAGGCAAAAGATAAATTTGAACAGTACGGACGTCTCCCCGTCTTTTCGTAGAGAAAACTCGCGGAGGTATAAAGCCACGAGTTTCGGCATGTCTATGTATTTAAACATTACTGCAACGTTTTAATCATATTTACCGTTATCTCCGTCCCGAACGTAAACGCCCCGTTGGTCAGCTTGAACAAACCTTCCGACGGGAAAATCTGCTTCGTAGAGCCGTCCAGTTGCTGTTCCGTGGCCATGAGAGATGGGCTGAAGCCGATAGCCAAAACGTCTGACTGTTTCTGTATCGCGTCCGAGATTTCGGACATAGATACGGTATTTGTGGATCGCAGTACAGACTCATTCGCCTTTAGATTAGCGTTAATCTCCGAGGCTACGGTAGACGCGTCAGATCCGGATCGTACGTAGACCTTTATACCGGGGTCTGTAATATTCGCTACTTGAAGAGAGGCGATATTAAGGTTCAAACCCAGCGGCTGAAATGCTTGAAAGTACGTTTTAAACGAGGCCAACTCATCGGACGTTAACGTAGTAAGGTGCCCGTCGGGGCCTATCTTGTTTACGAGAAGCGTGAACAACGGGTACCCACCCACTATATGCGCTTGCTTCACGATTTGGTTCTCCTCGTTTACCTTCTCGTAGTACCCACCTTGATTTACAGGGTCGTACACCAAATTGTCTCCGAGTTGAAACGCAACGGCTTTACGGCGGTAGTACTCTACCGTCGTAATTTTTTGCGATGCAAGGGCTGCGTTTATAGCGGCCAGCGTATTCTCTCTTTCGATCTTTTCCGTATCAGCAAACGTGCCTACCACGTCGATGATTTTGGCTTCGATCGAACCGTTGCTTTTAGCAAAGGACGGCAGCAGTTCTTGTAACGCTGCCATAATAGTAGACACGGCTCCCATACTACAAATGAATAGCGAGTTTTCTGTTACCTATGCTGTTCTCTTTACACGAAACGTGTACCCAACTGTACCCTTTTTCGTCGATTACTTGATCGTAATCAAACGCACTGTAAGCGATCATTTCAAACAGCTTACGGTTTCCTTCCACACTACCCGTAGTAATGTCGGCCGCCTCCCCCCGAAGATGCTGCGAGTTCGCTACACCACCAACCGCAGCGTTAAGCGCCTTACACCTGTACCCGCTGTTTACAGTTATAGGTTTGCCCCACGCTCGTCTGATGGGGTCGAGGCAGTGGTCCATTAAGTACTTTAAACGTTTCGTCTCCTCCGGCCCGGGGGTATTATCTATCCCCCGGGACTTCGCTGTGCTGGAACGCGTCAGTTCGTCCAACGTAAAAAATTCGGCCATACTATCGGAGGATTAAAAAGTGACACAGCCCTCCGAGGACGGTACCGATGCCGTTGCAAAGAACGTCAATCCAGTCCCACGCCGTGATGCTCTTTGCATACTGAACGTCTTTCACCTCCGTGGCGAACATAGCGCCTACTCCGGCCTGCCAACCGAAAGCGAGGGAAAGAATGAAACAACCGAGGATGTGAAGCCATCGGTTAGAAGTCAGAAACCAGTTAATAATTTTTTCCATACGTTTAGTCTATTAAGTTAGACAATGTTTCAAGATACGTTTCACCATCCGTTATCGCTTTTTGAAGCATGAACAGATTGGTAGAATATGGTGCTTTCGCCTGCCCGAGCGTGTCGTAGGTAGGTACGGACAGATCGAGGGTCATGCCTTGAAGGTCGGGTGTCCACGTCTGACCTATGTCGGGTACGTCTTGCCACATTTCGGGCATAGTATCGAAACCTACCCGCTCTCCGACGGGGAGTTGTTCAACTACGGCAGGAATCCCCGTCAGAGAGCCGGATAGGTTAAAAGATACGTCTACGACGCTTGTATTTTGTTTAATCGTTACCATAGTCACCGTAGAATGTTAACGTTCCGTTAGACACCTTTACTTCAACGTTAGATGCGCCGTCCTTCATAGCCATAGACTGCGCGTCAGATAGTACAGGTTGAACCCTGTTGTAAGGTACGTTTACGAGCCTTGCTCCTATCTGCGCACCAAAGTACAGATACGTCAGTCGGCACACCTGCGATAGAGACAACAAAGCGACGCATTGATTGTCTATCGTAGCGGTTTCAAACTGCCCGGAGTTGCCTATAACTACGTCTCCTACGTCAAAGTCGTATTTAATACCTATCATTGTTTTATCTTTTCGTTAGCGTAATCGTCATCGGAAAACGATGATATTTTAGCTTTAATAAACGTTGGCGTAGACGTGGTTCCACCCGGGGCTGGGTGTGTGTGCGTAGCAATGTTGTTCTGAAGCGTATCGAGCTCAGATTTCAGTTTATTTAACCGTTCTGTAAGCCTGCTTATCGCTACGAGTGCCCCGAGCGACCCACCGTTGAACTGTATGAGATCAGACGTTACGTCTATCGACGACTCACCGAGTGATAGGGAGATCGAATCTTTTGATTCGTCGTCCGGGTCTACTTGAAGAGTAGCCGATACAGACCCACGTTTGAACGACACTTTGTCAACGCTCTCAAACCACAAAAATTGAGGGTTGTTGTCGTCTCCATTCGGGTTGGCTATCACCGCCACGCTCCCGACGGTAGGCACGATCGTAACGTTGGACGTACCTATATTGAAAAGTGACAAGGGCACTTGTATGGGTGCGTCACCTTCAAATATGGTAACGTTGGCAACATTGTTCTCCTCATTGACACTCTCGATCGTAACGGTTTTGAGCACGAAACGGCGAAGCATACGTGCAAGTTCCGATCCGAACTCCTCTCCTGCCGCCTCTGCGATTGATCCTCGTTTCATAGCATATAAATTTGGTCGGTAACTTCGAGCGTTTGGAAATAGCCGCTGTCGTTAGCCGTCAAGTTATACCCCAAAACATAATACGTTCCGGACAGCTCCGGGAAGAGAGAGTCGTGGTACTCGATTGAATCGAGGATATTCACTTTGGGGTACAGCAACAAAGTTAGTCGACCTTTGTTTCGGAACCCTTTTTGGTGCTGCAAAACACGTTCCGCGAAGCTCTCGATGCCTTCTTTTGACTGGAGGTTACACCACGCTCGTACGGGCTCCCCGTACTTTTTGTCAAACTGCGTACGTTGGTCGGTAGTACGAGAGTTTTTGAGGCCCGCCGTATACGTATACCGCTTACCGTTTTCGAGCAACCCGCTAACCACTACGTTGTAGGCTACAAATCTTCCGTCAATCGGAACGATGTCTCGGCCTACTACGTTGTATCTCGTATCGAGCTCCGTCACGGGGATTCTGTCTTTGTCGTCCACGCCCGCACCTATGAACACGCCACCATCTTCTGTCACCCCGGCCCACATCATGAAGTACTGCATTAAGTACTGCATAATCTCGTACGGGGATCGGCCCACTGCAAACTTCACCGCTGGGATAGGGGTCGTTGTAGCCTGCACAACCTTATCGTTCGGTTCGTAGTATAAATTAGGTATGTCGGGTGACAACCCCATTACCTCTCGCTCCTTCTTAAACGCTTCCGTAGCAACAGGTATGCAGTCATTCACCATCTGTTGAAGCGTTACGTTACCGTTCCACCCCCTCTGCATAGAGCCGAATCGAAGCATAAACGTGAAGTCCCGAAGGTACAACACGGTGGGGAAACCCTCTCCGACGTGCTCAATAAACCCACGGAACACTCGTATTTTCTCCATCCCGTCGTACCACATAAACACCTCTACGAGGGCCGTGGGTTTAATAACGTTAGCTTTGAAAACGCTCCTCACACGGTTTCTTGCCTCTCCGGACTGAACGACGCCGAGCGCGTAGAGCGGAAGAGCGAGCGTAGCGGAGTCTCCGAATGTACGACTGTTCGATTGCATTTTGAAACTCTCGAACTGTCCTACGTTCTCCCCCTCTATGATAACCTCGTTTCTGCATATAACCATGTTTGAGTTCATACTAACCCTCTATTTGTGTTCTGTTACCAGCGTCCGCGTCTATCTCTCGCAAGTTGAAAGTAAGAACGTTTTCTCCGTACTTCACTTCGGTCAGCGAGAACTCGAACGTGTAAGTTCCCATACCTACCTTCGGGGTGAACTTGTACTCCGATATGAATACGTAGTCGACACCGAAGGTATCGTTAATCATCTTGTTACGTATCCGGAGGACAGCGTCACCGTCGTAGAACTCACGCAAGAACTGTGCGAGCTCCGTTACTTTTGCTCCAACAAAGTTTGGGTCGGATAACGCCAACTCTTCGGCGAGTATTCCCTCCGATTCGGACACCTTCATTATTTGAAGGTTCTGTTGATTGTTACGTAAGGTGAGCCGCAGCACGCAGTCAATCGTCTTTGCCTCTTTACGCGTCTGCTGTATGATGTCTACACCGTCTACGAGCGACGAGACGTTGAGACGCTTTTTCGCCCGCAGCGTAAACGTTTGAGAGAGCGGCATGAAGTAGTCACCGATCTGTAAGGACCACAGTTTCGAGTAGTCGTATCTGTCGATCTCTCCGGTTGACACCTTTTCACTCGACGCTGCGGTGGTCTGCTTCTTTGCCCAGCTCGGAGTAGGGACTAACGCGTCGTCGTTAGTTTTAGCGGGACGCGTCATACCTATTCCTATCCACGCGGTGGAAAGGGACAGCACGATAGGCGAGGTGGCTGACCTGTATGTAGATTCTACGCTCATACTAATACCAACGTGAGTTCATTGAGTTCGTAGCGCTGAGCAGGGACTTTTGTATAGCCGCCGACACTAACGCGTTAATGTTTTGCGAAACGTCGTCCATAACTTCCTGCGGATCGTCCGTCGTGATGGTCGAGTTCCACTCCACCAACTTGTCGTTGAAGTTGATGACAAGTGAACGCCGATCACGGCTAAATCCGCGTAAGTCGTCCTCCGTTCCTGTGCCCCCCGATGCGCCCCCGGCGCCTCCGTAGTTGGGGATTTTCGGCGCTTTCATATATTCGTTCAGAGCGTCCTTGTACCACTCAAGCATCATCATGTTCGGCACGCTCGACAAATACGCAGCAAAACTGGGGGTAGCACCTACGTATGACCCTGCACCCTCCGGGATGAAATAGTTACGTTTTTCAGCGTCGGACAGGCTGTTAAAGAATCCATACCGTAAATTTCGGTTCTGTATGAAGTTGTACCCCTTCGTATTTCCCGACAAGTCCCAGCTCTCGTACGCAGCAGGGAAGTTGAAGCGCACAGCACCGAGTTTTTCGGGGTCTCTTGCCCATCTACTTACCAAAGGTAAAAAGAACGTTTCGAACTCTTTACGCTGTACGTCCGGATCGTTGCTTCGGGCTGCTCCACTACCGATGAACATACTAAAGGCGTCCTCCATATACCGACCAGCTACGGTTCGTATGGTCTGCTGCCTTTGTGTTCTGCCTACGTACTGCCCGCGAAGATCGCCTATATCAATACCGAACGTATCGTATAGCTTACCGCCTACTTTAGACAGCATACCTACTATAATACCCGAGTTTTCGGAAACGTACTCGAACAAAGAGGTTAATGCGTTAACCGAGTTCATAAAACCCGTGTCAGACGTAAGCGACGTTATCAATTTTGATAACGCATCGCCGAACGACCCCAGTATGTCAGCCGCGTTTCCTGCTACGGTAAGCCAGCTCGTATTTTCTGCGAGTTTCGCGTAGAAGTCCTGCTGTGCGACCGTTACAACACCCCGGGCCTGCATGATCGGACTCGACGCGTTCTCAACGTCGTAGCGTGTAAGGACGGATAACAGGTTATTTTGATTCTTGAGGTACGTATTTTTGTCCACACCAGTTATACCCTTACGCTCCATTTCGTCGATAGCGTATCGGCCGAGGATCGGGGCTTGGTTGAGGAGCTCTCGAATATCTCGGATGTTCGGGTTGCTCTGCACCATTAACTGCTGTATGTTGGTCATCACACGTTCAAACGAGACGCCTGCCTGTTGAGAGATAAGACCTCCGACACGCGTTAGCGCCGTAGCATCGTTTACAGTCAGCTTGCTCCCGGTCTTGGCCACACCCATGCCGGACAGAACGTTAATCGCCGATATGGCCGCGGACCTGTCGAGACCGTAGTCTCGTGCAAGAGCATCCGCGTTACCCTGTGCTTGAAGGTAGGCTCCTCCGAGACCCAAACGTGCTTGGTTCCTACGCTGCAAGATACGTACGCCTTCGGCCATACCCTCCGACATGAGGAACTTCGTCATCATCATCGTACCTATTCCGCCTACGGCGTATGACCCGATAGTGGTGTACGCAGTGGCTTTGAATAGCGCCTTCCCAACAGACGCAAGTATGTTCGTAGCGATGCCCGCAATGTTAACCGTTCGAGCCAACTTTGCGGCGTCCATACCGAACAACTGACCGTTCTCGTCGGGCTGAATTATGGACGAGAGACGTGCGCTGAACCCCCCAAAGCTGAAACCGTACCCGTAAGACCCGACACGCGTGTAGCGATGCCGGGTATACATTGACGGCTCTCTGCCCGGAGCGACAGATGTAACGCGGGGCGCTGCGCTCGATACACGTATAGTCCTTACCGGAACAGTCTGCGCAGCCGCACCTACGGCACGGAGCGACATGGCAAGAGATTTCGCGCTAACGTCGGCTCTCGCCAACGCAGCGGCCAACTTTTCGGCACGTGTCGTAGCGTTACCGGATATGTTGAGTACGATGCTATAACTTGCCATCTTCTATACGTTTTATCAATGCGTCCTCCAAGTTGTCGGTAGCAAACGGGGCCAGTTCGAAGTTCCTCATAAGGAACGACGAGGCGGCGTATAGCTCCTCGATCAACGTTATAGGGTAAAGCTCCCCGTCAAGAAGTAGATGGTACGGGATGTTGAGATAGTGCGAGACGAACACCCTACGTATGAACATACGGTCACGTTTCTGAACACGATCTATGATCTTATAGTTCGATACGATCCGTTTCGCTTCGATCTGCTTGTCTTTATCTATGCCCTCAATATCCTTGTCGGGATACGTTAGGCGTTCTCGAAAAAATCACGCAGCTCCTTCTGAAAGATAGGATCGTTGAGAAGGCATCGTGAAGCCCGAAGGTCTGCACGAACGAGCGATACGTTGCTTACAGGGTTGTGGAGTTCCTCCTCTTTGTGTACGACGAACAGCTCTACGTACGCACGTGCTGCATCGTTGATGTTCGAGTAGGGTGACGGAAGTCGGCCCATCATGTCGGACATACCGAAGGCGAACTCTACGTGGGAGTCGTTTCGATCGTTGAACGGAACTACCTCCACGGTGATGTCCTTCGAGCCGGTCTCTGTCTTTACGTTTTTGAGCGTAATTTTACGCGTTTTGATCTCTGCCATAGCTTTAGATTTTTGGTTGAACAAATGTGCTTCCGGAACGGGAGTCGAACCGCATGGGCCTACGTTAAGGGCCTGCAAACCTGCATCCGGAAGTGGGGGCTTTATTATAGATGCCCCGAGGAAAAAACGTAGCGAACTACAACGGAACCGTCACTCGTGACTTGCCGCGGGCGCGGAATCGCCAGTTTTTGAGCGTCTCGGTGGAGCGGCGCTCTACGTTGTCGCTCTCCTCTACACCCGTACAGCGAGTGTACGTCTCGATGGTAGAGGTAGCAGGGACGTCACGCAGCTTTTTCCACACGGCGGTGATCGTAGCGGACTCAACGATGTCGCGGATATGTACGATAGAGCCGTTTTCGTTGTTGACAGTCGCTGCTGCCAGCGCGTCCAAGATACGCTGCGCCTCGGCCTCCTGCAACGAGAAGCCCAAATCGTACGTATTGCCGCCGTTGTCCGTGGCGATAGGTTCGTCCGTCGAGAACGCTCCAATATCGTCCGTCTGACCGGAGATATTCGAGCTGAAGTTAGCGCCTGTTTCGACTTGAAAGGCTACCCCGATAGCGTCGAAATTCAGATAGAGATAAAAATCTCTTGCGGGGATTACGTTCTGTGGCATACCTACTCAAGGGATTTTACGTAGAACACCTTTCCGTCGATCCAGCGGAGGGTTGGGGCGTCGAGGATTTCGAGCGTCACTTCCCACGTACGCGTGCCGATCATGTCGTTGTTTTGAGCGTTGATCGTGATTCGGGCGTCAGAGATAACACCGTCCTCTACGTACGGGGCGATGACGGACGAACGTGCGTTGTCGATAACCACCTGTTTGTACGTCGGGTCGATGTCGCCGTTGGCCTTACACGGCACCTTCGTGTTGATATACGGAGTGAGGAACTCGCGGAGATCGTCGACCATAGCTGCGATTACAGCCGAGGCTTCGATCGTGGACAGGGAGGTTGTGGCCTCTGCGGCTGTCGCTCCGTCGTTCCACCACAGCCCGTTTTTCGGAGGCCTCGTACGTGCAAAAATGTACTGTTTGTCGCCGAGCGTGTTTACTACGGCGAGGGGCACAGATGCACACGGGGTGTTAACGTAGGCTTCTGCCGACTTGTCGATGTACCACAGCGAATCGGCGAACGACTGGAGGCCAGCGTCTCCAACCGACGTACCGAGAGATACGCTAACGTGGAGGCCCGAAAGGGCTCCTACACACGCACGACCTTTGAGAGCGTTTGTTACGATACACGTACCTACTGCGGGGGCGTTCTTCGACGAAAGGTCGGTGAGCGTCGAGTAGATCGTCGTGATGGCCCCATTCGGGAGCTGCGCTTCTGCCAAGAAGCACACGGTCGCAAATCCCTCCGTGTAGAGTTCGTCGATTACGGTCTGCACGTCCGACTGTGTGATGCCTGCGACGGCGGGGTCGGTCGAAATGACGATGTTACGGGGTCGGTACTGGAAGCCGCTCGTGGCCGTAGCACGTACCCAATCTGCCAACTTCTCGGTAACGCCCGTGTTCGGGGATTTCGTACCTACTACCCACAAGATGGTTCCCGAGTTGTTGACACCCGACATGGGTGCGTAGAAGTCGTTCACCTGTTTGTAGAGGTCTGCGTTGTTATCCGCCGTAACACCGAGCAACGTTTCGAGCTCGTTGGCTGACTGGATCATATAGGGGGTGTCCAGCTCAAACTGCAAACTACCGCCGCTTGCTGCCGTCGCTCCGACGACAACAAGCAACGTGTTAGTGTTCACAGGTCGACTGTCCCCAACCGTAGTGTTAGCCACTACGATCGAAATGCCGGTTCTTGCCATGTTGGTTTACTTTTTGAACGGGTTTTTGTTTTCTTTTGCGGGCTGCGCGTCGGCCTCCGTCTTTGCGGCTTCGGGCTGCGCGTCGGCCTCCGTCTTTGCGGCTTCGGGCTGCGCGTCGGCCTCCGTCTTTGCGGCTTCGGGCTGCGCGTCGGCCTCCCCTTTGAGTGCGGCCATGATCTCATCCTCCTCGGATTTCGAGATCGGTGCGGGGCCCTCATCCTTCTTTTCGGCTGCCTTCTTTCCCTTATGTACGGGAACGTAGGCGTCTTTGAAGAGTTCGTTGAACGCGTCGAGGTCCTTCGCGTACGAGCGGAGCTTTTCGTTCGTTACGTCGCTCTCGGTGATCTCCTTGATGGCCACAAACTGCGTTGCGTCCTCAAAGATCATGTTTCGGGTACGTACAGCCTCCTCGGCTGCCCGCTTGGTGCGGAACATGACGCCTTCCGTCGTTACGTGGAGCGTTTTGTATCGGCGAACCTGCGCCGCGATGTCCGCAATCTGTTTGATGCTGAATTTAGGTGCTGCCATAGTTTCTACGTTTTATAGAAGGTACACCCGAGTTACCGGGCATACCTTCTTGTTTGAGTTTACTTGGCGAGAGCGGGAACAACGAGTGCGACACCCTTTCCGCCGTCACGGGCAACGGTTGCGCCTGCCGACATCCAACCCGAGTACGTGTAGCCGTAGTTGGTCGGGTCCGGCATGACGATCACGTCGATCGTTCCGATACCTGCGATGATCTCGTTCTCGACGAACGCAACACCTGCGCCAACCGTGTTCGTGATGGTGACAGCCGGGCTGATAGCCTCGGCGGTGCCGTCGGCGTCTACGGAGTAGTCGGCGTACATAGCCGGGTCGAGCTCGGGTTTGCCGCTCGTGGTGTTGTAGCGTGCAACGGGGTTACGCGGTCCGATCTTCATACCGTTCCACTCGAAGCCCGAGCCAGTTGCACCGGACAGGTTACGCGTGAGGATCGACTGGAAGATTTGGTTAGCAGCCGCCATCGTGTAAATCTGCGACGGGAGCACAACCTCCACACGACGGTTATTCATGTCGAAGTTCTGCGTGAGGAACGCACCCATGAGGTTGATAAGGTCCGTCGGAACGAGTTTCTTGATGTTCACTTTCGAGTTCGGGGCCTCGATCGGGAACAGCCCCTGCGACGATACGCTGTCACCGGACGTGAAAATCTTCGACACACCTGTGGTGTTCGCAGCCACCTGGAGGATGAACGTAGCCACCTTCGCCATGAGCGAATCCATAGCGAGCGTCCAACCCCACGACTGCTTGTCGTACGCGAGGATGGCAAGCTCCGCGTTCTGGAACGTCATCGGCTGGATGGAGAACACCTGCCGGGCGATCGTCCGCTTGATGTCCTCGTAGAAGTAGCGAGGAGCGTTGACCGGAGTGACAGAACCAACGTACGTTGCGGGATTCACGCCCGACTCAACGTAGATGGCACCCTCGCGGTCCGACATCGGAACGAAACGTACGGAGCGCATGAACGTGTTGTCCGGGAGCAGCTTCTCGTAGAAGAGCGACAGCCACTTGATGACACCGAGGTCAGCAGCAGCCAGCGTGTTGGCGGCTGCACCGCCAGCGGCGCACTCGACGAGAACGCGAAGTCCGTTTTTACGTTCGTGGGTCACCCCGTCGGTGAAGTTCGTCGCCGAAGCGAGCGTTACCATACGCTCGTCGTTCAGCATCGAGCAGGTGAGCATACGCACCGTTTCGGCGTTCTCTGTGGTTTTGTCTGCGGCCGTAGCGCCAGTACGGAACGCCGCGCCGAGCTGGTGCAAACGCTTCCGAAAATCGGCGTCGCAATTCAACTCTCTGAAAGTCTTTTCCATGTTGATGGGTTTTGTTTGGTTAAGAATCTGTTGTTCGTGCCACGTCATACCGTTAGGCAGTCGGCGTCCGTGTTTTTGTGCGTCATCCTCGACACCCGCGTTAACGGGTCTCGGTTCCGGATCGTTGTTCGGTTCCGGATCGTTGTTCGGTTCCGGATCGTTGTTCGGTTCCGGATTGGACTCTTCGAGACTGGCTTCGATACGTTTGTATTCTGTCTCGGAGAATCCCATCGTAAGGTAACGTACCTCGCAACCGTCTTTGCGCATACCTTCTACGATCTCGCGATCAGCTTCCGACTCTACGTCACGATCCTCGATCGGTCGACATTCGATGTTGGCAGGCTGTGCCACGAGCGAAACCTCCATTGCGAGGTACGTGTCCGCGACGAAAATTCCATCTTCGTTCTCGTTACCGAGCGCAAATCCGCCGATTGATACGTAACGGAGGATCCCCTGTTCGTACTTCTCGAACGCGATGTCAGCGTCTTCGAATCTCTCCATAAAAGCGAGACGGCCAACGAACGCGTCTCCGATACGTTCTCGTTCGATAACTTTGCCGACGGCCACACCTTTGTGGCCCTCGTGCTCTCGGTCGTAGCGCAGCAACGGGTTCGCGTCGAAACGCGACCAGTCGATAGCGTCCGGCGGTATAACGTTGCGGTTCATGTCGACAGCGCCCGTGGTGAGGACCTGTCTTTTCTTTGATACCCTCATGAGTTCTCGTATTTGATTACAATGTTTTCGAGCGTAGCTTCGAGTTTATTTTTGTCTTTCGGGTCAAAACTTACGGACCCTTTGTAGCTCACTTTGTGCACGTCGACCAAAACGGACTCTGCTCCACGCGTTCCGTACGTTGTGTCTGTCGGCATATTAACGAACTGCAAATTGAGATCGTGTTGCCGCTTAACCTCGTCGAGTACGTCAGTCTGTTCGATACAACGTACAACATCCTCGGATAAGTCAAGTAGCTCCGCCTGTTTGCCTCCGTCCGGCGAGTACGAGTAGTTCGTTACAGGCAGCAGAACGTACATGAAGAGATTAAAATAGAAACGTATTCCACCTCCAAACGATATGCCACCTTCATCCTCCGGATCGTCCATACCTATTACATGTATCACGATAGCAGGTAAAGGTGTGTCAACCACTACGGTTGTACCTTCCGCAGCCCGGGTCGGAAATATGTTTGCCTGCTTCAACGCTGGCCACTGTCTCAACGCCGCGGCTACTGCGGCTCCTAAATATCCTACCATCTTTACGTATTAAGCCATCCGTACGACTTCATTCTTTGTTTCAAAAGCCTCGCTGGGGAGTTCAAAACGTACTTACTCGGACGCATGAACGGTCTCGCCTTGGGCTTCACACCTAAATGAACTTGCGTACCTTTTTGGGAGAGTGGTGGCCGGATGGTGGCTTTGTATCTACCAACCGGGCCTTGCCCCGTATTTTGTATCTCTGCATACTCCACGTCGTTGTAGAGCGCGACGATGCCGTTCCTCCCATGCATTCCGTACGTAGTTTTCAAACCGCGTAACAGTCGCCCTGTTCGGTGTAACTTCTTATACCGTAGAACCGACTCTGCGTTTTCAAGTACGTGCGTTCTTACTTTGTAATACTTACCGTGTTCTTTTGTTCTCTGAACGATACCGCGACGATCGGGCCATTTTTTACCTGTCGACGGGTCTGTTTCGCTTAAAAATGCGTTTTGTGAAGTCCACAACCACGTTTGCGACACTTCTTTTAGCATTCCCTTTTTGAGGTAGCGAGCCAGGTCGTTTGTCTCCCTCACTAACGTTTTGAGCGTTTTCATAGCCTGTAACGTCGTCCGGATCGAGGCCCGTTTTGAGGATAAAATCCCTCGTAGCCCCGAGGCCGAGCTCTTTAATCATTTTAACGTACGCTTCAACGTCACCGATGTCGATGTAGTTGAGCGGTTTTACCTTGAACGTACAGTTCTCGATGTCCGGCTCGTCGAAAATGTACGCGAGTTTGATCTTATTCTCACGCAAGTTCAACCAGTCTTGAACGTCGATAGCGTCGCTCTCCTGTATGTCACGGAACAACTTCAAGTGAGCCCGCACTAAACGTTCAGAGTTCGTGTTCTTTTCGCTCATTCCGAGCAACGACGAACCAAGAACGAGCTGCATGATCGAGCCGCGAAGCTGTTCGATGTTCTCTTTGAAGATACGGAACGTGTCCGCAGCCGTACCTGTGCCTACGTTCTCCAATTCAAGGTCCTTTACAACCTTACCGGAGATTTCGTCGGTGGACTTTCCGGAAATGATTACGGTTCCGAGACCGATCTGCGCGGCGCTTTGCTCGGCGGCCTGCTGCATCTTTTCGTCTCCGTTCTCGTAATACATGACAGACTGCTGGTACGCTTGATACTGCGACGCGGTCTGCCAGTTGTTCTGCGCATTCATTAAGTTAATGTAATCGCGGCAGATAGGTTCGAGGAGTCCCAACGTGTCCTCCGACTTGTACGACGTCTGCATCCAAAACAGATTCACGTGATTTTTCACGAGAAAAACGTCCTGTATATCGTACGTCATCTTACGTACAGCCCGGTTCACCGTGTCGAGGTTTCGGAGCGGGTAGATGAACGTTTCGCCGTTTCTGTCCACACCTATCACACGAGCGTACGTGAAGTTCGCCAAACCTCTTTGGTAAATCAAATCCCGCATAGTGGGCGAGTTGGCCAATTTGTCGGTCAGATCGGTGCGCTCTTTGCCGTTTACGTAAACGGCAAACGTACGGGATCGTAACGGTCTCAAACGTTTGTCGATAGCCGACCGTATGATCGTGCTACTCTTCATCACGTACGAGTAGAGTGCGTCGAGACCTACGTAATCGGAGTACAGTCGGGCCCTCTGAACAGCGCTCCACCACGTAGCCATCGTGAGCTCGAACGCGTAGTTCTGCGGTAGAGCTTGAATCTTGGCCCCCGTAGCACCAAAGTAGTTGAGTATGTTGTACGGGTTTTTCATGGTTTAGCTCCTGTTTTCTGTAACTTAACGACGGTAGCACGTACGTTCGGGTCGGCGACGATTCCATCTTTACCCATGTTACGGCTACCCGCTTTCAGACCTCTTAACAGCGTCTGAAGCTGTCGGTTATGGAGTTCGATCACCTCGGAATACTGCGGTGACGATGCGAGTACGTACGTTACCGTGCTAATCGCAAGAGCCAAACGCAGCGTCAAAGCGGTAGACGTTGTAGATTCCGAAGATAACATAGCGTCCACGTCGAACATATTACCAATGTACGATTGAACGTACGCGAGAGCGCTTTGATACGCAGTCGCAACTGCGTCCGGGTACATACTCTCGATGTTCTCCAACTGGGACGGTTGGATAAACTGGTACAGCTGTTCGCGTGGAAACGCCATGTCCTTCGGTTGCCATTTGTCCGCCACCATACCGTACTCGACCATAGACGCGTAGATGCAAACCTGCTGCAAAGCGAGCTCGCGGGTCGACGCTTCGGCAGAGTATGTGTAGAGGACCTCATCTCCGGACGGATCGACTACGGTTTTCTGTGCAGTAGCTACAAATGACATAACGTATTACGGTATAGTTTTTTCGTCGGCAACGGGCGGCTCCTCCAACGTAACTTGCGGATCGCCGGACGTATTCGGGTCTTCCGCTGCGCCGATGTTCGTTCTCGCTTGAAGTTTCTGCTCGGCGTTGAGGGCTTGGGGGACGCCATACCTTACTGCAAAAGAGTCTGATATACGTGTAGATTCCGGGGCGTGAAGTATATCATTATTAATCGCAACGCGATAAAAAAAAGTTTGATTTCGATGTGAGAACCAGGCCCCATTTAACGTATCAGCTAACTGTGAGGGGGTAAACACAGATACACCCAATTTATTTTTTATGATTAAAAATCTCGCGTTAGAGAGCTTCGTCTTATCCTCTTCCGTCAACGTGTATGGGAACTGCGTTCCCTCCGGGAGGATAAAGAACAGACCCGAAACGTCGAGACCGGGGGCGAGTTTTTTAGACGTTACGTCCCCGTCGCGAATTTTCACGCTGGTTACTGAAGCGTTACCCAACGCTTCGGACCCTACTGCTGCGTCATCCAATTTCTTACGGGTAACCGCTTTGTCGGCCAGCATTTCGGAGGTTATAGACCCCGGGGCGATTGCCCCGCCGATCCCCGTAGTCGAAACGATGAGCTGCTTGGTAGCTTTGGTCACTACCATCTGCTGCTGCGACGATCCGAGGATGCACGAAAACGTTATGCTCTCGTCGTTCTCCGCGATACGAAAGTAACGACGCTTCGTCGTACTCTCCTCGCCGTCAATCATTTCGACGACATCCGCGTTGAGTACCGCAAAGAACTGGGCGTCGCTCAACGTTTTGCCTCCCATATAGTTTTGAAGGCGTACAAGTCCTTCGATATTAAACGCTCGTGTCATTTTTTGTGCTCTATACTGTGTAAATACTCGTCGTCGTTTTTGTTTTTCCGCTCGAGAACAGGGCACTTCGACGAATCGCCCTTGCAGAACTCGCACTCGTGGGCGCGATTGATCGCGCTTTTATTTTTTGCGTGCTTTACTTCGAGTACCTGCTTATCGTTCGAGATAACCGCAATGTAGTTATCCTTTCCGATAATCAACTCCTGCATCGCTTTCAAACGTTTTTCGTAGAACTCCTGTTGCTGCTGCAACGCGTCTACGGTACTGCGTAGTGACTGGACCTCCTTTTCAACCGCTTCGGCGTTTTTGATGCGTGCTGTTTGCTTGCGAAACATGACCCACATCACCACCGAGCTACCACCACCGATCACCCCAACGCAAGCAAGGATGATTTGCACCAAATAGTCCATCACTTGAACAGTTTACGTATATCAAAAATTGTTATGCCGAACGCACTCAAAACGAGTACCACAAGTCCGGCCCATCGTATCACCTTATCGTACCACGCTACGTACCTTACTTTTACTTCAATAGGTGTGGGTACGACGTACGGGATTGAATCGACCGTGTTGATGATCACGACTTTTGTCTCCGCGGCTATCGTTGTGTCCTTGTTACGTAGGTCGAGAGCTAACTGCCCGCCGGAAACACGTGCTTCGGCTTCGGCGACGCACGTCTCCGCGCGGGCAATAGTGTCTCTCGTTCTGACAAAAACGCTTTCGCGCTTGATCTTCACCTGCACAACGGTGTCGCGCTCTGTTTTTGTAACCGTTCTCACGGCCTCTACTGGAACGTACACCGTCTTGGTGCACGCGAAGCTACAAAGCACCAGTAGAATCACTACTAACGTCTTGCCCATTTTCCGTTACGCTTATCGTCCACCCGAGGCTTTGCAGCTCCTCTTGGGACATCTGTACGATTTTATCCATTTGCCTTATCGTGAATATAGGCAGGCTTAACGAAAGCGACCAAACGTGCGTTACGTATGTGCTTCCGCTTCTGCTTACCCTTCATTTTCGTATCGGCCCGCATGATCGCGTCCGGGATGTCGTCGTGTACGTTCTTGTTTGCCTTACGTGAGAACTTCAAGATTTGGAACTGGGCCTGTCGGCCTCGCTCCGTGTCTCTGAACGCTTGGTTAAAGAATATCATGTCGTTCTCAAACAGCGGCTGCAAGAACGTTTCGATTGCAGCTTTTTTGTCACCAAACACGCGCGTATCCCATTGGATCGGCACCGACCACCCGGTCATGGACGCGAACTGTACAAGGACTTGATTAAAGTCGCTCGGCACACCTTTTTTCTCCATCCACAACTCGGTGATAGACTGGTTAGGCGATGCGTCCCACAACTGACGTATGTTGTTGAGCAGGTCCAACGTCGATCCGCGGATCATGCGTATGTCGAGAACGTACGTTACGCCTTCAAACAGCCCGCACAGAACGCTCGCCTTGTAGTCCGCGTAGATGCTGTGCTCTTTGCCAGTCAGCGGCGTGGGGTCCGTGTAAATTATCAACTTGTCCCAGTCGAACGATCTCGGAAGGTTGTCCGTCCATTGAATACGTTTGAGGATGTCACCACTCTCCGTATCTTGGAATCGTCCTTCGTAGAATCGTTCACGGTTTGCACCGGAGAGCTGCGACAAGTTTCGTATATACGCTTCGCCGAGGTTCTCCATGTTGTCCTTCGGTTGCATTTCGAGATGCGCGTACCTTGCTATCTCGTCGTCGGACATCGTAGAACCATCCTCGCGTTTGTGTTCGAAAAAACGACGATACGACCAGTGATTGATCGAAGGAGGGTTTTCCGTCATCATTAACTTATTCAGCACGCCCTTAACTTGAAAACGTAATCGAGTAATGAGCAACTCGATAATGTCCCATTCGCATTCGGAAACCTCCTCCACGAGTATGTGGAGCCATGAGGGGGACAGAATCTTATCCGACCCACTTTCGGACAGATCACGTTTCGAGAGACCCCCGAAACGTATATAAGCACCGTTACAAAACGTCAGCTTCGTTTTCTTTTCTCCCCACTGGGCGAACTTCAACCCGTCAATCTTCCACGTAGTCCAGCTACCGTTATGCCCATTAGCCTCGGCAATCGCTTGGAGGATCGCCGGGATAATTTGGTCGATCATACCTTGTTGCAAGTCCACGTACTTGTCACGGCAGATCAACGACGGAGCGCAGTACCGAAGGGTGTCACGTACAACTTTGAACGCAGCGATAAACGACTTTCCCGAACCGGAACCACCGAGCAGCAGCTCGATGTCATGGATCGCGTCGTCGAGTAGATCAACCGCGCGTTCCTGCTTCACGGTCAGTTTGATTTTAGTCGTTAGTCCCATTTCGCATTTGATGTACGTTTCTGTTTGGTAGTATCGTCGTCGGGTGCTGCGTCGGGATCGATCTCACCGTCGTAGCCTTCGTAGGCTCTCCACGTAGCTATCAAGTTTCTCAACGTTGTTAGCTGCGCGTTTACCTCACGCCTTTGCTCCTCGTCTAACGTTCCGGACAGAACGAGACGCGTAAGCTGATTTAGTCTGGCTTTGATCTTCTCCATGTACGCACTTTTCCTTTGTGTAAATATACGGAATTTTTCGCCGTTTCGTCTGCAAATCCGTGAACAAAGCATACCTATATTTATATAGGCGGGACGCCGGTTCGTCGATCCGCAGCAGGCCCCCAGCCGAACGGGCAGGCGGGTCGGTGCGTAGGCGAGCCGCCCAAACGATTATTAAAAATTTTTACAAACGTAATTTTTCCATTT